GTGTTCGTTTGTGACCAACCACGACCAAGATCCTGGGTTACTCCTTGCTTGTGTGCAGCTTTGAAATTATGCTCCCTTATTTCATCCATTAAATCTGATTCTTTTTTGGCTGCTCTTTTAGTCTGCCAACCTTTAACTTTATCTGATATCCATCCTATACTTTTTCTAGCTAAATTGAATGGTGTTGGAAGGTTCCGTAACTGAGAGAATATACTTTGTGGAGGAACTCCATGTAAAGGGCCTTTGCCTCTCATATTACCTAGCCCAACGTCGTCATCGTCATCGCCTCCGCCACCGCCGTCCGTGTTGTAAGGTAGAACGTAAGGCCGAGCTGCACCAGTGTAAGGTATTCCGGAATCTTGGTTAAGTGGTGTTTGATCTGTTGTAGGTTCAAATGGGTTTAATAAGTATTGCTGCTGGGGTACATATTTAAAACCTTGGTTTCTAATTTCTAAGTCTGTAGCCATTATCCTCTTCTCCCGTCGGGTTGTATATCTAATCTAAATGTTCCTAGTTTCCAATTCTCTGCAGATGTAGTATTGGCTATCTTAAGCGCGATGGATCTGGCTCTGACGCGAGTATCCACCTTATCACTAGAAGTTGTAATTGTAAAGCTAGTTGTAGTAGTACTGTCGTTTGGAAAATTTCTAGTAATTAAACTTATTTGCGTGTTGCCGGTTTGAGTAATAAAATCAGGTACAAATCTTCGTATCTTCATAATGTACTCCCCATCTCCTCTAAGGTCGGGGGCCCCTATCATCTGTCCTTGAGCGCTTCTCTTTTGAGTAATATCAAAATCACCTGAAAGAATACTTCCAAGTACAGCAGTGATGACTCCACCAGAGTCTACCTGGTCGGTCCCTGTTTCCTGTTCATAGTATACAGTAATGCCATCTGTGTTGCCGGTAACATCAAACGATGCATTATCTGTAGCATCATAGTTACATGCATGAGGTTTATCAAATACCGCTGAATCAGCCCATGCAGTTCTATCTAACGTCCCCGTCGTCCAGATAGGTCGTTTATGCATTTTTGATTCTAGGTAACTGTAGGTTACCACTCGATCCACTACATCAGATCCTGTACTACAATAGAACCATTGAATTTCTCCGAACAAATTATTTAATCCGCAGTTAATTAAGTCTTTGGGAGTTGAATTAAGTCCATCATAAACAAAGTCTTCTACTAAACAAGGCATTGATTTTAATTGACCATCGTACATAAAGAAACCATTTTCAGACATCCAGTAAGCGGTACCATCAACTTCTACAGACGCATTTTTTCCTATAAGACCACAGTTAGTTCCTGCTTGCTCAAACGAGAAAGTAAATGGTTGGCCTACGAATCTCATTAAAAATAAAGACGTATCGGTCCATACATAAATGGCATCCCGACCTCTCTTCGCCCCCATAATTACTGAGCCGGCTGCAAGTCTTTGTGTGCCGGCTGTATTGGTAGCTGTGACTGTATAAGAATCAGCACCAGTAATCTCTTCTTGGTTGGACCATCTAATGTACATATCATCTTGTGTTCCTCCAGATCCAATAGTTGTTTCGGTTCCAAAAAATACTAAGTGTCTGTCGGGGGTTGAAACTAATACGTGACGCGAGGCCGTTGGAGTATTAGCTATCCGCGTGGCTCTTGTAGAAGTAGAGCCGGTTGCATCCCATTCGAAACATGAGCCGTTATAAATTAATGCTATTAATTTTGTTCCATAGTTATCCAGAACCCATAGGCCTGGATCAATTGTATAGTCTGCAGACGAAGCTTCTCCCCATGCAACGTAGTCGGTAATATTAGTGACAGTATCCCCGGAACTATGGGTAGATGGTGAGGTAGTAGCGGATTGTGCTGTGGTTCCGTTTACGCCTCTAGCCCCTCCACTTAAAATTCCTGTGCCGGTATCGTTAGCGCTAAAAGAAATATCCTCTGTCCCTACTCTAATTTCTCCTGAAGTGGGAAAAGCTGCTGAACTGGTTAAGGTAATACTTGTCGTGCTTGTATCTGCAATGTTAGCACCCAGAGTAGTAGTCGCTGGACCTGGAGAAGTTCCAGACCATGTACCTGTTCCCCACCCATAACCCCCTAATTGTTTGGACGGTCCTACGGTGTAATAACATAAAACTGAAGCTGAACCACTGGCAGATAAAGGTGTCCCTGATTCTGCTACATCCATTGTAATGGTAAAGGTAAGAGAAGTGGGCACAGACGTTACCATAAATTTTGTGTCTTCAAAAGTAGCGTTAGTAAAAGTGGATCCGGAAAGACCTGTTACTAAATCAAACAGAACGATATCACCGTCATTTAATCCAGTAACTCCTGATGATGTTACGGTGACAGTTGTTGAAGAACCGGTACTTGTGAAACTACAGCCTGTGAGAGTGGTTCTAATGGGGTGTATGTCATAGAATATACCCCCTGAATAAACATATAAAATTCTATTGGTTCCTAGAGCTGCGTATTTAATACCAGCGTTATCATCCCAATGATGAAGGGCACGAGTAGCGCCGGTTAATTTATCAGCCCCTAACTGTTGCCAACCCCCTATTTTTTCAGGAGTACCATATCTAAATCGGACATTATCTCCCTCAAACCACTGGCCTTCGGCTCCGGTTTCTGTGACTTGTTTGTTGAACCCTGGTAGAAAATTTAATTTTTGTAACATATAGCTCCATATTATGTATTCCTTATTGGTGGAATACCTAACATTGGCCTTTTGTCGAACCTGTTCTTTTCAGCAAAAGGACCATTGATATGGTTATAATGAAGAAAGACTTGTCCACACACGTCTCCTTCAAGCGGTTCTCTCCAATGCTCTAATTCGCATCCACTATATACCAGCATATCTCCAACATCAAGTATCACTTTAGTGCCAGCAGGAGCATTTGGTTTGTGTATATTTTTATATTCATCTATAACATTATTTTCTCCAGTGCCATCTATAAATATAGGCCATGGGTATCCTCCTAAATGAATTGTCGTAGAGATTTCACAGCTCGGTCTGTCTTTATGACGCCTTAATACATCTCCTTTTTTATAAAGCCTAGCATAAGAATAGGTAGGAACTAATTCTAATCCTGTTTCCTGGGCCATGATGGGCAAAACTTTGACCAGGAGAGTCTCCATTACGTGGTCGGCATAATGAGAATAAGTATTGGGTACTTGTTTATCTGTCCATGTGCCGAACATGCCGTTGTCATAGGTTAAATTATTATCGTACATAAATTTAACCGCATCTCTTTTCAATAGAAAATAGTTAAAGACAAAGTTAGCCAACTCATAGGAGATGGCTTTTTTAATGACTTGATATTTATTAAATTCTGCCATGTTTTTGATGATTCTTGGGCATTACTTCAGATATAATACCCTTCTCTTTTTTAATTTCTAACCCTTCTTTACTATAAAATAAATCCTCTATCTCTTTTTCTGTATTAAGCAGCTTTCCATTTAAGTCATTGTTTTGAGGGTTGTGTAATTTTATCACACAGGGAATTTTTTCTATTCCCAGTTCTTTAGCAATCACCATTCTATTATTGCCGACTGTTACTTTTAAGGTGCCATCTTTTAATTGATTAATGTACACAGGATCTCTTAAACCATTAATAGAAACAGATTGTCTAAGGGCATTATTAAATTTGTGCTCTTGTCCATTGATAAACTCCGGTCTTGTCAAATGTGTAATATCTTTGGTGTCAACTTCTTTATAAATTAAACCTGTCATTAAAAACCCTTTTGTATAAAATTAAAACTTACTGATATTCTTATATCATTGGATTGATTGGGTTCAACAGAATGCCAAAGCCACGCTGGGAATATTATAATTCTTCCTGCTTTAACCTCCAGATGACATTCTCGCCATAGATGTTTAGGAGGTGTGCCTTTTACTCTGGTAGGCATCACTGTTTGAATTCCTGGTCTTGGATCATAACATATAAGTTTGCCACAGTTAGGTGGAGTCTTTATATAATATACTCCAGAAAATAATGTATTAGGATGTACATGAGGCTTATTATATCCACCTTGATAATTTATATTGGCCCACATGTTACCAAGAACGGGTTCCTTATCTAACCATTCTTCTTTCCATATCATATTCATTGCTAGAAAGAGTTGATCTACTAAAGGTTTATATTCTGGTTTAGTTTGCATATCAGTTTGGGAGTGCCAACCATTTACATTTGTTTTTTTAAGACCTTGCTCTTGTTGCGACCAATTAATTATATGCTGGGCTAGTTCTTGATTATTTAATTGGACATCTTTACCATATATCATGGTTGGAAAAAATCCTTCTTTCATCATCTAAAAGGTTTGCCTCCAAACCAAACAACCAAAGATTGTCTCATTCCTCGTTTAACTTTATTAACTCTATGATTTAAAAAAGATGCAAAACAAATTGCATGACCTTGTTTAAGATTGGCAAACTTTCCTGGAGCCATAACTTCTAATTCTCCCCCTTCAAATTCTGAAGGATCATTTAATAGAAGAGTCATAGATATTTTTCTAACGGGAGGTTCGTTTTGCATGTTCACATCACAATCCATATGCCAATCATAAAATCCTCCTTCAGGGTATTCTGTAAACTGTGCATTCTCTGTTATTCGTATGTCACCAAATCCAAAATGATTCTCATTAGCTTTAACAATAAAGGTGTAAAGATCACGATACATCTCGGGCAGTTCCTTAAATGGAATCCAACTGATCGTGGTAATTCTTTTTTTAGTATCGGTTCCTCCCCCTGGTTTATTCATTCCAACTTGTGCAGTTTGAGGTGGTAATTTTCTTCCACATTCTATAATCTGTCTACATTGATCCGGTGTAAATAATGGAGTCGTGGTTTGTATAATCCAACTTTTCCATTTGGGTTCTGAGATGTGCATATTTTCGTACATTAGTCTCTTCCTCTATTTCTTATTGGATCATAGTCGACATCCATGTTCGCTGCCAGACTTCTTCTCATTCCGGGTCCATTAAAGGGATAAACCGTGTGTCTCATGTCGTAGGGAAACACATAAAAATCCCTATCTTTTAAGTCGGGTTGATAATCAATGGATGCAAATTGTCCGGATGATGAACCTAGTAGCTGGAGTCTTCCATTTTGTGGATTATCAGTAGACGAATATTCTACCCCAAAAGATTCAGGAAGTTTTAAAATCATGACTGAAGAAAGACCTGTGAATAATGTTCCTTGGTGCACATGCACTGGATTATATTCATGTTCAAACATTTGATTTACCCATATAGAATTTAAATGGAGTTGATATTCTTTAATTTTA